CGTGGTTTTGCTTTATCATCTGCTCCTAACATAGATACCCAAACTAAATTACCTTCTCTTGCTTTATTTTTAGAAGGATTAGGCAACCATTTTAAAAACCAATCATCAAATTCTTGTTCTGCAGTTGGTTTGGCAAACAATGCCTCCATTCCAGGTATGTTATCATACTCTGATTGATAATGGCTCTTAAACCATTCTTCTGTGTATTTTATTTTTTGATTACCGTTTTTTATGTCCTCTGGTAATGCAGGTAATTGTTCTTGGTCTATGTTATTATCATGTAAATGTAGATGTGTTGCTCTTGTAACATAATACAAACAATGTGTAATACTAGGATCTTCCATTATCCTACCTATTGTAACGTACCCATTTGCCTGTACATCACTAAAAGGAATGCCTTCTAATTTACATTTAAGACCAAAATGCTCTGCAATTATTTCGCCATGATGTTTGTGTTCAGGATCTGCAACTGCATAACTGTCACCTGCAAACAATATTGTACTCATATGTTTGCCTCCTCACATGCTGATTTAATTTCTTTTACTTCTTCCTTATTATTTGCAAACAACTTCATCCAAAACGGAGGATCAATAAAATCTTTAATCATTTCTACTTGTTCATCATTAAATTTCTTTAACAGTTCATCTCCTGTTTTGCTAAGATAAATTACCCAAGGACTAATTTTTGCACTTCTAATATCATGTACTGCTCTACTAGGTGATACAAGTTCAAAATAAGACTGCCAATCATTATCAGTTTCTTCACTCCATTTAGAAAGATACACAACAGTTCTTTCTAATGCTCTAAGTCCTGTTTCTTTTCTCACAAAGTCTTGTATGTAAGTGTTATAAGATTTGTCTGATGTCCATTGTTTTAGTTTTATACCTTTTGTAATTAACCATTCTGTGTATTTCTCTGGCTCTAACCATTCATTGACTTGACATGCTCTACCATACTTTACAAAGGCTTCATAGTATGGACTCATAATAAAGTCTTCCATACTTTTAGGTTGCTTTGCACTAGTGTTTAACTCATAAAACATTTGAAATGCTCTGTGGCTTAAACGTATGTGACTCATTTCTCTATCAGTCCAACGTCTTTTCTTTACGCACATATGAACTGCAAGTGTGCTTTCACTTCTGAACTCTTTGCCACACCATTTGCATTTCATTTCTTAAATATTTCCTTTATTGTTTTATCATCTAAACCAAAGTCTTTTGCCATTTGCTTTAGGTCATCATCACTGTTTATACTTAACAATAAATCAATCTCATCTTGTTTCAAATGTGGCAAAATATCATTAACAAAATCCACCCTTTTACTTTTCTTCTTTCTTGCATTAGGTGGTTTTATATATGGGTGATGTTGTACCTTACCACTGCCAGCCGCAGTCATTAGTAACCATTGTAACTCTGGATGCTTACTAACATCACTAAACTTGTGATTTATGAGTTCATTTACCATCCAAATATAGTCAGGTGCTTGTTTGCCTTGCACACTACTAGCATATCTCATCATCATCCAAGGACTGAATGCTTTCTTTTGCTCAGGTGTTAGTTTGTTATACCAGCCTCTATCTTTTTTATCTATGGCTCGCATAACTTCTGCTAAAGGTATTTGAGGTTTCTTTGCCATTATCCTCCGCCTACAATTTGTTGAAATACATTCATGTAATACTTTTCACCATCTGCAACTGTTTTTGTCCATTCTTCACTGGCATTTTCATCTGCTTGGTCACTTACATATTTAAAACATCTAAAGTTTACTTGTCCTTCTTTACATGCTTTTGCTATTGCATAGGCTTCCATGTCTACCACATCCGCGATAAGACCCATATTGGAAGTATCATTAACAAAATTATCACCAGTACTACAACACATATCACTTATTGGGTCTCCAAAACTAATTACTTTATCTTGTTCAAAAGGTGTTTGTCCTAATTCAAATCCCATTTCACAACACAACATGTCACGTTGAACAAAGTTTTTTATTTCATGTATTCCACTTGCAACGGTAACACCACCAACTGTACCAAAATTAAATACTGTTTCTGGTTGATGTCTTTCTATCAATCTAGCCGCAGTAATACCTGCATTTACTTTTCCAACACCTGTAAAAAATACATTTTCCCATTCTGCCATATTGGGTGCTTCTTGTTCTAAGGCTATTAAAATTATATTACGCATCATATTCTACCACACTAAATGTATCTATTCCACAGTACCCTTGTAGTTTAGCAGTACCTTCTAAGAAAGTCAAGTCTATTACACAGGCATATTTTACATTCTGTACATTAAAGTTGCTTAAGAGCTCGTATATTGCACTTGCAGTACCGCCCGTAGCACTTACATCATCTATGATACAAACGTTGCTGTCTGGCCCTAATTTTGCGTCTTGTTTAATGTTTAAGTTGGTTTCCGCATACTCATATGTAAAATGATGTGTATGTAAAGGGCCAGGAAGTTTACCTGGTTTACGAACTATGTGTAATGGAACTTCCATATCTATTGCTACTGGACTTCCCCATAAAAACCCTCTGGCATCTGGAGCCACTATGTCTGTGATTTTGTTTCGCATACAATAGTCTGTTAATTTAGTAACAGTATATCTAAATGCTTCAGGGTTTTCTAAAATACTCGTAACATCTTTGTACATTATTCCTTTTACAGGAAAGTCAGGTACAGTTTTAATTACATTTTTAAGATCCATTCTCTTCTTCCATTTCTGCATCATACTCTTCCCAATATTCAGAAAGGTCTGCTTCTTCTGGATCTACGTAAGGGTCTCTCCATTTGTTTGTTATCCAACCAACTGCGGCTTCATAACTTTTACCCATTGTATCGTTGTAGTCATAGTTTGCTTCTAACAGTTCTTTATCATACCAAACATCTTCTACAAACTCACCTAAATGTGTTTCCACAATACTGTAAACTAATTTGTTAGGGTCAAAAGGTTCATCTGTATCCACAAACCAACTTGCAAAACTGCCTTTTTCAGAACTATGAAATAACATTACTGGCGTATAATCTTCTGGCTCATATTCTCCTTCAGGATTATCAGTACTGACGTATGCACCTTCTCTGCCTTTTAAACAATAACCATCAGTGGATACTTCCTCATCATCATATGCCCAATCATCAGATTCGTCTGTGGGAACTGAATTAATATAAAATCCACCATCTGCATAGGCACTATTGATATGTTCAATATCATCTAGTTCATACCACCCAGGTATTTCATTACTCTCTTCTAGTATTGCAGGAGCATTACTGTCAATATCCTCATCATCGTCCCATTCGCTTAATGAAAGAACATGTGGAATAAAAGTATCATATGCACCGTCGTGTTCAATTACAGGTGCCCAATATTCAACAAACTCATTTGTAACAGTACCAACTGCAAGTTCGCCTCCATATCTACCACCTTCTATTCTATATCTATATTTTGCCATAATTCCTCCTAGTCTAGCAAGTACCCAATATCAATCTCTGCTGGAATCTTGTTTGCTTCTTTAACAAACATAGCACATCTAGGATCTGCTTTATCTTCCAACGGAGCAATTAACATGTGTCCGTTTTTTAATTTTGGAAAAAACCATTTTACATCTTGAAAGATGTTAGTAATTTTTACTTCGTGACATTCCAAAATCTTACCACTTAAAGGATTTAATGTTGCAGTTAAAAATCCTCTATTGTTTAAACTAGTCAAAGGTATTACTTCTATACCTGTTAAATCTTCATCTGTTATTGCAATACTCCAATCCATAGGCATTTGTATATTATGTTCGCCTATTTGTAAACATATTGCAGGTGCATAAAAACTCTCTAAAAATATTAGAGGTAAAAAATAGTAATCCATCCACTCAGGATCACTAGTATCGAAAACTCCAAATCGTATATCATCCACTTCATCAGGTACTTGGTCTATTTCATATACTTCGTTTTCTACTGTTAAAATTTTCATTTGTACTCCACTTTAGTTACTGTAAACGGAAATCCTTGCTCTTTGTAAAATGCTTTTCTTTTAGTTAAATGCCTTTTACTATATTTCAGATTACTTGTAATATCTACAACATGTAGATAATCTTTATCTTCTGCTTTACGAATACCCCTTCCAATACTTTGAATAACTCTAACAAAACTTTTGCCAGGTTCAATGAGTACTAAATTAAATATTCTTGGTATGTTAATACCTACTGCCGCAACACCATATGTAGCAACAATTACTTTGTTATCTGCTTCTGATATTTCAGCATACTCAGACTGTCTGTCTTTCACTTTCATATCTCCGCTGATAAACACCCATTCAGGATTTTTGTCTACCAGTAACTCACCAGTTGCTAATCTGTCAATCAACACCAGTGTATTACCACTACCGCTCAAACCTTTGATGATATCGCTTATATGATTTACTCTATCATCATCTGTTACAAGCCATTTTAGTTCTTGTGCATAATTGTTAAACCCTAATACACCATCTTGTAATTGAAAAATGTTTATATCCAGTTCTGCTAGTACACCTCTGTCTTGTAATTCTTTACTACTAAGGTTTCCTATAACAGGACCTAAACTACATACACAACCAACTGCTTCGTGTTCTTCTTTTGGAATTGTACCTGTTAGTCCCCAACGTATTGGAACATGTCTAAAAGGTCCACTTAAAAGATTTCTTAATACATCTGCTTTTGCTTTGTGTACTTCATCAACCATAATGCATACAACACCATCAATAAAATCATCTAATGGAAAGTCTGCTTCATAGTTTTTACTTTTCTTTTCTAATATACTAAGACTTTGCCAAGTGCATATTGTGTGAGTTTTATCATACTCTTTTCTATCACCAAACAACACACCAACATCTAGGCCCAAATTTTTGTAATCTTTTTCAGTCTGTACTACCAAGTCTTTGTTAGGAACTATAACAATACTTCTACCATACTGTTCACACATATCGCTTAAGGCGGCTGTTATGAGCGTCTTACCGGCGCCTGTAGCCACTTCTTGCAAACTTTGTGGATTCTTTAAAAACTCGTTGATAACTTGAACTTGATAGTCCCTTAAAATTACAGGCTCTCCTTCAGCAGGATGACCTTTGGGCCACATTGTGTTTTCATATCTTGTATCAGTAATAGTAGGAAAATTAAAATTGTAAGGTTGACGTTTGTCATCTATTTCAATTTCATATCCTGCTTTCTGCACAATGGGTAACAGTTTGTCTAATATGTTCATGTATGTTCTGCCACCTATATCACAATACCTTACGCAACCATCCCATCTGCCTAATTTATAAGCAGGCATATGATATGCATAAGGTAAGAAATATTTGGCTTCATCAGAAATTGCACGTCTTGTTTTGACGTCTAAGCCAACGAATTTTACGTTTACTTCATCTCTTATTTCAAGAACACATTTAGCCATACTGTATTATACTACCACTTCCTTTGAACTGTCAACATAATTTGTCTTCCACGATTGTTATATCCTGGAAGTACTTCTACTTCTTCATCTAAGATGTTGTCTATTGTTAGTGCTAAGTCAACATCATTAGCAAAAGTTTTAATGTATCTAAAAGACAAGTTTTGCAAGTCCTCTAATTCTGTTCCATCATATGGACCAGGAATCCTTTCAAAGTTACCTCTATAGGTAATATCAAATTCATGACTACCAAAGGTTTGATTCCATTTAACAACACCAACATACTTAGGCACTCTTGCTTGTTCTGTATCTGTGTATTTCAGTGTAAGCATAAAGTTACCAAACCATTGCGAGTATCTAATACCTTGTGTGTCGTATGCACCTGTATTGTAATACTTTGCATTGTAATATTCTGTTGTGGTTGTTGTAATTGCATTACCTTCTTCATCGTAGGTTACAGTAGTAACTTCATTACTTCCACCTGGTGCATATTCTATTGCTTCTTCAAAATCATATTTGAAAATACTTAATACACCAAATCCAATTTCGTAACCAACACCTTCTTCAGGCAATAAGTCTGGGTTAGCATCAACCCAACCGTCACCATGCAATTCATAAAGTGTAGGTCTTCTATAACTGTTACCAACATTTAAAAAGAATGGTCCACTTTCTAAACCAAATCGTAATGCGTTTTGGTCTTCATTACCAACTCTAAAACCAAAGTTGTATTTCATGGCAAAGTCGGCATTGATATTTAAGTATGCACCGTAATTGTCTCTGCTATGTTCTTCATTGTTTAGACTTTGATACTTCTCATGACTTGCGTCTACACCATATGCGATTTGCAATTTGTTAGATAGGTTAGTTTGGTCACCAACTCTCAAATAGTCTGTACTACTTTCGTTAGCATATGACATCCAATCGCCTGTGTAATAATCTGCTTTGTCATGTGTTCTGCCCAATGTAAAATATTCATTGTTTAATGCAATATTATATTTTTCGCCATCTTGTTCACAATTATTAGACTGATTAAAACTAGAATCATAACAGTTGTCATAATCATAACTGTAATCAGTGTAGTCCATTGTTATCCTAAAATCTTGTACATCAAAATTTAACTTTGCATTTCTATTTGTGTACCAGTCACTTTCAGTATTATCGTTTCTTACACTATCTTGATTAATTTCCATTGCAGTATATTGAAACCATTTTGCAGGTGCAACACTAACCATTTTGTGATCCTGCGAACCTAAGATTGCAGTAACACCTTGTTCAATGTTATCTTTTATCAATATAGTACCAGCAATACTACCACTACCATACACAACACTATTAGCACCAGTAATAATTTTTACCTCTTGCCCTGTTGCTAGTTCATTACCAAAATCATACCATGCACTACCAGGCAAGTTTGCTGGTATGCCGTTTTTATAAACTGCGGTATGTATATTTTGTGCACCACGTTCGTTATATCCTTGGAAAGCACCATAACCACCAGCAGTCCATGTATGACCGGGTAGTAATGCTCTTATAAAGGAATTACCTTTTAGTGGGTCTGCTTTTATAGTTGTGCTTTGTTGTCCCACTACCACAACTTCTTCTATCTCCTCTGCCTGTGCTTTTGGACTTAGACATACTGCTACTGAGAACAATATCATCCAAACAAAAGCCGCATACATGGGAGAAAAATTGATATGGAAGTTCCAATCAATCTTACTTCTATTACTCATTCTGTCTCCAGGTTATTAGTTCTATTATAATTATACGTCTTATTGTGGAAAAGTCAAGTAAAAACTTTTTTATTTTATAAAAAGTGATGCCCGGAAGAACTCCGGGCATCTTGGTGCTCTCTTGGGGGATGACTAACGTATGAGCACCAGGGAACCGTTAGCAATATTTATTTATTTTATATTGCACCCTTCATGCAAGTTGTTCTGGCTAATGATTGCCAATTCTTAGGCTCCATTTTCTTAAGGTCTGAAATCTTAAGAACCATACGCAAACTAACTTCACGAAGTCTTTCTGCGTTATCAAGCATGAAGTCGATTACTTCTTTTTCGCCTTCTTTACCGAACTTGTATTCTTCAAGCATACCGTCCCTGACAATTTGCTTGATTCGGATAAACTTATCCTTAATACTGTTCATTGTAAGATCCAAGTAGTGACACCTAGACATAAGTGCTTCTAAGTGATCCTTAATCTTCTTACTACGAACGTTTTCAAAGTCCACGTTAGTAATAAAGATACAACCACCTTTGAACTCAAACCTATCAGGTATACCTTCCCTACGAAGTGCTTGGGACTCTGACTTCCAAGTAATGTATCTTTTCTTACCTGAATCAAGTGTAGCCTTAAGCATGTTCAAACATACTTCATCAAACAACACACTATCACAGTCATCAAATACTAATATGTTACCAGGTGCAGAGTTGTTAAACAATGTCTGGAACAAACCAATTGGTGTTACAGAACCTTTTACAACTTCAGTCCTTGCAGGTTTACCAGCAACCTGAGTAAGCATGTCGTATTCTTCAAGAACAGTTTCAACACCAAACGACTTACCAACTCCTGGAGGGCCACTTACAATCATACCCCTTACAGTACCTTCTGCTACTGCATGAGTCATTCTATCAAGAATATCAAATCTTTCTTTGATTCTCTCAATAGCATCTGCTTCACTCTCTTCTTCTTTTGGAGTGTTGTCGATTTTAGCCTGCTCGGCGTATATTGCCGGAGTTACATATTCAAGGTCCTTAGTAGGATCTTCAATTAGCACTCGGATCTTATCAAATTTATCACCAAGAACTTCACTTCCATTTACAGTAATGAAAGCACCTTTCTTGCCAATGTTTAAAGGTTTCAATACAGGGAAAACCATGTTTTCAATGGTATTCTTTCTGTAAGTACCGTGTTTAATTTTTACAAAGTTAGTCATCTTTACTCCCGTTTTGTTTAACTTATACATACTATTATACGTCTTTAGCGAGTAAAGTCAACCTTTTTTGCCACTTTTTTTGGTATTTTTTTTAAGATTTTTTGATATCTAGCATAAAAAAGCAGGTTTGTAAGCATTTTGCCTGCCATTTTGCATCATCTACAGCACTATGTAGGTCTTCTTGAACACCTTTTCTAGGGTCAACTTCCATCATACTGAATACAGTTCTGCTGTCTCTGATTTGCCAATATGCCCAATTTGTATGGGTGTTTAGCATTTTGTATAAATTCTCAATAATGACCATATCAAACTGTGGGCCTTGACACCAAATTTGGTCACACCCAACTAGCCACTTATTAAGTGATTTTGTGAATTCTGTTAGTTTAGTTCTGCCTTCTTCTGCAAAGGCAATGTCTTGAATATTCTTAGGTTGTTTTGCCCACCATTCCATTGTGCCATCATCTATGTCTCTAGACAATGCAGTTTGCTCATCGATGTCCAATTTCATATCAATAAAGGAATGTGGTTCTTCATTTGTGTAAGGATCAAACTTTACACCACCCACACTCAAGATGACTGCTTCAGGCGATGTTGCCAAAGTCTCAATATCTATCATTGCGTGGGTGGTCATAAGTGTTCCTAATTTGTTACGTCTACTGCATACATTTCATTAAAAACGATTCTTGCTTCTTCAACTGTGTATTGTTTTTCATTCCAAGCAGAACGTTCTCTACAATTCATGTCATACCAGACTGTAAAGTTTTCTTCAAAAGTTAGACTTTCATCGTATTCAAATATTTCCATATTCACTCCTATAAAGAATATAATATGTATTATACGAATATTTGTAGGCTATGTCAACCTTAATCTTAGTTTATTTTTCTCTTTTGATTTGCTTTTTTAACTAAAGAATTTAGAATTTCTTTTTCACCTGTAGACAAAGTGGGTGCTACATTTTTTAAAAAATGTTTCATAAACTCTTTGTGCTTTGGGTTGATTTTATTGTTTTTCATAGTTACTCCTAAATATATTAAATATTATATGTCTTTTTAGAAGTATGTCAACCTAGTTATGCATTAAGTTTTTCGAAGTATTTTTCGTAAAGACGTTTTTCCCAATAGTATGCTTCACGTTCCCAAGGTTGCTTACTGTAAGGTGTTTTGGAATAATCTGCTTTTTTCCACCTTGCAGTGGTTGAGGATAATTCACCTGAAATAAATTGTTTAGCATGTATTAATTCGTGTGTGAGATTGATTAGCATTTCTTCTCTAGTAAATTTATGCCCTTCACTAGTCCTAGCAAGTTCAATTTCAATGGTGTTTTTGTCACCCCAACAAAAACCACCTGCTTGTTCATCTAATGAATTGTAAATCCATATATCAATGTTTACAGGTCTGCGAATATTTGTAGGTAGTAAATTTTCTACTAAAAGTTCAGATACATTTTCTACGAATTTTTTATTTTTGAATTGCCCATAGATTTGTACATGGACCATATCTTGGCTCCTACACCAGTTTTCAATATCGCTTATAATAGCATCATTAGATGTATTGTCAACCTTTTTGTAAGTGCTTGATTTAGTAGAAGTTAATCTATTACTATGTCTTCCATTCCGGCTGTTCTTAGCCTTGTTATGTGTCCTATTTGCCATTGTTTTGTATCTAAGCCTTTCATGATGCCCAAATACTTGTTTCTAAGTAGAGCATATTGGTTGCAAAGATGTGTTAGGTTTATAACACTATCTTCACTGTCAACGAATTTTTCTGCGTCTCTACTACTTAACTGTCTGTTATAGGATTCGAGATATTTTCTGAACGTCGTGCTTCTCTCCTTACGAAGTTCAATGTTCAGGTGTTCTAATATTGCTTCAATTTCTTGGAGTTGATTGAAACGATGTTCAGTAATGCCAGGTAGGGCGGCACTGGATTTCTCCAGGCTACCCTTTATACTGCATTCGTATTTGGCTTGTTGTAGTTCATTTTCATAATGCTCAATAGATTGAACTATCTTACTTAAATCTTCTACAACTGAATTATACCAACCTGCCATTAGTAATCCCAATCATCTTCTTCTTCATCTTCCTCGCCAAAACCATAGTGACCAATCACTGCGGCTTTTAAGGCAGAATCAAAAGTATGTGCTTCATCTTCCACTCCGGCCATATCACATTCTTCGTCAAAGACACGGACTAAATGTTCCGCGGCTTCTACTCTGTCTTTCTTGGCGATATAGTTTTTGAGAGTGTCCCAAGTACTTATTAGTAATTGTAAGTCAGGATTCATTACTCAGCCTCCTCCATAATGTCATCGATTGCGTCGATGTCAGATGCGTTTTCAAAATCAGCATTTACATCAGCATTTGGATTTTGTCCAAATTCATTGATAATTACCTGAAGTTTATCTCCGGTCCAGCCTTTTCTGAACTCTTTGATTTCTTCACCGGTAACTGGCGAAACATATGAAAGTTTATTTCCGACTTTTTCTACAATGCCTTTGGATTCAAACATTTCTAGGAGCCCACTATATGGGTCCATACCTGTTTCGTATGGGATTTTTACTTGAACACTTTCAAAAGGTTTACTGTATCTAGTCTTCATAACTTTACATGCCGCCCTAATGCCTTGTACTGTAGACACTTTGTTGCCTGCCTCATCTTCCTTAAGTTTAAGTTTTCTAAGTGCGACAACAATACTACTAGCATATATAAAACCTTGTCCGCCTGATATTTTATCATCAGGATCAAACATGTCTT